CCCCGAGTGGCTCGAGGAGGTCGGAGGCGAGGAGGTACAGTTCGCTCCAATACTCGCCAAGCTCGTGGAGCATGTCTTTGAAGGCCTGCCAGACAGGCGCTCCAATGTATCCCCACGTCTTCTTGATCTGCTCCCCGAATGCCGCGGCAGCGTCGGACAGGAACTTGAAGAAGCCCGTCGTCTCCCCGAGTGAGGAGATGATCTTGTAGATGCCCGTCAGGGCGAGTACTACAGCGCCGGCGATCAAGACGACTTTGCCGAACGCAATCACCATGGCCCCTGTGATACCGAGGCCCGCGATCGCTCCAATGCCGATGGCTACCTGACCAATGATAATCAGGAGCGGAGCCAACGCCGCAACCAGCCCTACTACTGCGACAATGGCCAACCGGATAGGAGCGGGCAGCTTGGCGAACCACTCGGCGGCTCCCTTCAACATCAGGAGCACAGGGTCGAGCTTCTTGACCATCTCCGTCAGCGTCGGGAGGATCGAGTTGCCAATCACTACCGCGATGTCCGTGAGCTTGTTCCAGAGGATCGTCAGCTGTGAGGCGAACGTCTTGTACCGCTCCGTCGCTTCCTTGGTGAGGGCGTTGTTCTTTGTCCAGCCCTCCTCACCCGCAGCCAGTGCTCTGTTCATCAAGTCCCCGGCGCCAGCGGAGCGGAGGAGCGCGTCTCTCATGCGCACCTCCGTGATGCCCAAGTCCGCCAGGAGCTTGAGCATGTCCCCGCCCTCAGCCTTTGTACGCGCCATGCCGTTGATGAACATCGTCAACGCGCCGGCGGCGTCCTCGGCGAAGGCTGCCCGGAACTTCTCGGCAGCATCGGGTACTTTACCCATTGCCACCTGAGCGAACGTATCGAGGTCTTTTCCTCCAGCCGAGACCGCGGAGGCCATGTCGATCATGACCTTGCTGATGGCCGAGCCACCAGCTTCCACGCGGATACCCACGCTCGACAAGCTCGTGGCGATAGCCAGGATCTGGTGTTCACTCATCCCCAGGGTGTGGCCCGCGCCAGCAATCCTGAGGCCCATGTTAACGATCTGGTCTTCTGTCGTCGCGAAGTTGTTGCCCAGGTGGACAATCGTGGAGCCCAGGCGATCGAAGTCCTTCTGGTTCATCTGCGTGATGTTAGCCAGACGTGCCAGGGACTGAGCGGCCTCCTGTGAGGAGAGGTTGGTCGCGACGCCCAAGTCCGCCATGACGCGGACAAACCCCATGACGTTCTCGTTCGCGATACCTAGCTGCCCGGCTGTCATACCGAGGTTGGCAAGCTCAGTAGCCGCCACAGGTATCTCTGTAGACATCTTCCGGAAACCTTCTGACATCTGCGCCAGTTCGGTTTCCGTAGCGTCTACCGTCTTCCGGACTCCAGCGAACGCGGACTCGAAGTCCGATGCTGCCTTCACTACACCTACGATGCCCGCGCCGGCCGCTACGGAGATGCTGAGCATACCGCGCCCAGCCGCCTGGAGGTCGTTACCAAACCCCCGCATTCCCTTCGAGAAGTTCTTGTGCGCGGCCTGCGCCTCCTGCATCGAGGAGATGAACTTCGAGTTGAAGTCGGAGAGCGACTTGCTGGCGCCTTGTATGGCCGCAGTGAAATCGTCCTTGAGCGTCAGGACGGCTTCAAGTGTTCCGACGTTAATACCGGCCATTAGCTCACCGTGCGGCGAAGGACATCGCCCATATCTGCAGGTTGCGCGTCTTTTCTTCCGGAGACTGATTACGCGTCGGTGCCGTACCTACGGGGCCACGGGCTGCCGGTGCTTTTTCTACAGGAGCAAACCCCTCACCGAACTTCAACAGGAACTGATCGAGCGGGAACGGTGCTGGGTGCTTCTTAGTATCTCGGGCGATATCCCACAGCGTCTTCATGATAGACGCCTGGTAATAACTCGACCGCTGGTCTTCGAACGGCTCCAAGATCGAGTACGCCCGCCATTCTACAAACTGCTCGGGGGTCATCTCATCCATCATGACCGCCGGGCTGGCGTACCCGAGGTGTAGGGCTAGACGATACTGGAACCTGAGGACTTCGTCTTCCCTTAGCCTTTTCCCGCGTTCTCGAGCGTGTTAGCCTCGCCCTCTTCCTCCTCGGGATCCTTGCGGAGACCGTTGAGTACGAGGATGCCTTCCTGCACGCGGTGGAGCACGCGGACGTTCTTGTCCATCAGCCACTGGATGTCGTCGTTGCTGAAGATCCGCTCGCCGTTGTCATCCACAGCGCACATGATGAGACCGCGAACGATGCCCTGCTTCTGGTTGTCACCCTTCAGCGACGTGAAGGCTACGAGTTCCCGCGCCGTGAACGACCGAATGCGAAGCACCGCATCCTCGTCCCCCCACTCCGGCACAGCAATGTCGCGATACCGTACGTCGTTGACTTCCTGAACCTGCCGCGCCGAAATGATCCTTGCCATCTATCACCTCAAAAGAAGGAGAGTCTGGGTCTCTCCGTGGTACACTGCCCTAGCTGCGCGATGGCTGCGGGGGCGTTGACGGCGACGTCGCGGGTGGTTTTCCCGTGGTTCCCGGAGACGTCGTCGGTTGTGACGGTGGAGGTGTCGTTGGCTGATTTGGCATTGCTCTCTCCTCGACCCCGCTCTCGCGACCCGCTCCACCCCGTTTTCGTGAGCGCCCTTAGATCGCCGGGGCCCCCACGAGCACGTCGTTGATGTACATCGGACCGCTCGGACGAATGGTGACGTTCGCCGTCTGAACGCCGTCCACCGGAGCCGTCGGAGCGATGTTCTGCACGAAGCCCGAGAACAGCCACCGGAAACCGTCCGGCTGCGTGATCTCGTAGCCTTCGTAGGCGTTCGCGAGAATCGCACTGTAGAGTCCCGTCAGGTGATCGTGTGACGGCTCGTTCATGTTGAAGAACAGCGGGAACGTCGGCGCGACACGACGAAGGACGCCACCGACGTACGCGTCGATGTCCTTGTTGTGCGACGTCGTCTCGTGCTCGTTGCGCGACAAGCCAGGCAACGTGATGTCGCCGACTTCCGCGATCGGCACCATCGGCCCGCCAGGGGTGGTCTCGCGACGGATGATCGTTCCGTGCGAGGAGTATCCCTGAAGTGACGTTCCGGCGGCGTTCGGCTCTACCTCCGGCTCATCGCCGGCGGCTCTCTGTCTTGGTACTGGCATGCCTCATCTCCTTCTGCTGGTTCTGCTCCTCGACCGCCCAGGCTGGTACAACCAGGTCCTGGTTACGAATCTGCGTGAGTATCGTCCACACCTTGTAGGCCAGTGACTTCGCAGTTCGTGATGACTTCGCTCGTACCGACACCTGAGTACTCGGACGCTCGAAGGTATTCCCTACCCGGGGGTGCACTCTGACACTACGCAGGCCACCTGTCTGGCGAAGAGTGATAAACGGTCCGTCGCCACTCGGGAGGTCCGTTTGACCGCCTACCATAATCTGAGCCGTGATACCCTGGCTCGTCAGGTAGTTGGAAAGCTCCTCAAGGAACGTCTCCGATGGGTGCTTCGTAGCCATCAGGTTGAAGACGTAGACGCCCCGGCCCTGTGCATCCTCGGGCATTTCGAAGGGGAACTGTTCATCCAGGAGATCGAGATAGCGTGTCATCCCATGACCTTCTTCAGATCAATTCGCTTCGCCACACGTGCCGCCATGAACGGAGCAGACTCACGGATAGTCGACTCCAGGAACTTCGCCTGGCCCACCTTGTGATTCGCCTCGAGGTTCTCGTGAACGTAGACCCCATACGGCGCGGGCGCTCCTCCGGCTGTGATGTGGACCTGAGGGTTCTTGCTCTTCGTAGGCGGGTGGACAACGTGGCTCATGCGGAGCGCCCGCGTGTCCACCGGAGTCCGCTTCTGTGACTCCGTCTTCTCGATCTTCCCCTCTTCGTACAGCGCCTTTCCACCCTCGTCCATGGTGAGGTTGACGAGCCGCGTGAACTTCCGCTGCATGTCAGCGTACCCGCGGAGCAGGCTCTTGACTTCCTTGCTCTGGCTACCCACGCGTCTTCACCACAAGCCAGGAGGACGTCATCGGCCCACTCGTCCGACACGTGGGCAACGACTGGTATGACAGCCGCCGCTCGAGACACCACGTCTTGAGGGCGCGTGCCACCTCGGGGAACGACGTGAGGTCGTGTCCTCCCATTTCGCCGCCAACGTTCACGCGGGGCCACCACACCTCGAGGTCGCTGTACACCCCGTCATACGTGTGATCGCCATCGAGCCACACGCGGTCGACAGACGCTAGTGGGAACTCCATCGCGGCGACCTGTGAGTCAGCGCGATGGATCGTAGGCTGGTAGGGTAGCTCCTCGATGTTCTTCAAGAACGCCATCTCGAGGTCGAGCCCCGTCTCCACTCCTACCCCGGCCCAGTTATCCACCGAGTGGACGTGGACGTCGTGCCTGTCGAGGTTAGCAAGCTCCACGAGGAGGAAGGACAACGACTTCCCTTTGTAGGCCCCCACCTCCACGATCTTCCCGTTCCACGGCGTGTCCCTCGCCCACCGGCAGTAGGTGTCCTCCCAATCAAACCAGCCCTCGATTTGATTGTGGACATGGCGGTAGCGGGGGATGACTGTCACGCGACGCTCTCCTTCAGGACAGTAGGAGTCATCGCCATGTCGAGCGCCTGGGCGAACTGCTGTCCGATGGATGTCCAGCGGTACTGTGGCTCGGCGACGAGCTTGAGGCCAGCGTCGGCGAGCATGCGACGGTACGCTTCGTCGCGGTACATCTTCTCGAGCGCGTCGATGGTCTCGAGCTTGTCGGGGTTACCCCCGATGGCGTTGACATTGTTCGGAGTGCAGGACATCGATGTGCACGCGACGTAGTGCGCGGCCCCTCGCGGCCACTCGGCGAGCGCGGCCCACCGTGGCATGATCTGCGGAATGCCACACGCCATGCCTTCCATGTGCGTAAGGCCCCAGCCCTCACCCTGCGTTGTCGTAAGCATGACGTCGAACGAGCCGTAGACGTACTTCAGGTGCTCCTCCGCCATGCCCTGCCCAATCTCCGGCTCGTTCAGGATGACACGGTTGGAGATCTGGAGGTAGTCGGCGAGTTGCTGAACGTCGTAGCCGCGATCGCCTGTCGGCCCGACGTGGAGGAACAGGTTGATCTTGGCCGGAGCCGTCGTCGTCAGCCGCATGGCTACTGCGACACGCCGCCCGTGGCCGCTCCGCCGTCCAGCCCCTGTTCGATCTTGCGTTCGACCTCGGCG